GAAAAATACATTGTTGACGGGGGCTGGGGAGTAGAAGACGAACATCCGTGTTTTTGTGAAAAATGCGGAAAGCCTTTGCTGTTTGACTTCTGTGGAAATGTTGATTTTGAACTGCCAAATCTGGACTTGAGACACGAGAGCGACTTGTACATATTAAATCAGATACTCTCACAAGATGACGAAGATGCCGAGAAAGTTATCCGGTATTTTGCTCGCGAAGCCTTTGCATTGCTTATTGACAAGGTAAGCGGTAAGGGCACGTGGGAGAGTAACCCGTGGGTGGTAGCGTATAGTTTTGAATTAGTTGATTAAGCTATGAAAATATTAGTACAATTTAGTGGCGGTAAAGATAGTCAAGCTTGCTTAATCAAGGCTGTAAACGACTATGGTAAAGAAAACGTTACAGCAGTGTTCTGTGACACAGGGTGGGAACACGCTGACACCTATAAACATATCAACGCTATTGTAGATACACTTGGTGTTAATTTAGTAACTATCAAAAGTAAGAAGTATAAGGATTTTGTGGATATGAGTATAAAAAAGAAGCGTTTTCCTTCTTTAATGGCAAGGTTCTGTACTTCTGAACTAAAAGTAATACCTATGATAGACTATATTCTCTCACAGGATGAGAGTTTCATTATTATTCAAGGTATTAGAGCAAAGGAGAGTTCTACACGAGCTGGGTATGATGTAGAATGTTCTTATTTTAAGGACTACTTCAACAATGAAGTAAAAGGTCTATATCGCAAGAAAGATGTGATAGAATGGTGTAAGACACACGATGCTTCTGTCCTGCGACCTATATTTAGATGGTCAGCACAGGATGTTATAGATTATATACTGAAGAATGGACAGCGACCTAATCCTTTGTATGAACGAGGCTTTTCAAGGGTCGGATGTTTTCCTTGTGTGATGTGTAGAAAGCGTGAAGTAAAACTCATATCAAAAGATGAATGGGCAAGTAAACGTCTACTTAAGGCAGAACAGAAGATGAGAGAAGAAACAGAACGAGGCTCGTCTTTCTTTGCACCGACTTACATACCAAAGCGTTTTTGCGATAACGGCGAATATCCCACGGTGCAGGAAGTGTTCAAATATGTAAATCGTAATGATGCACAGCTTGACATGTTTGAGCCAGACGGAGGATATAGCTGTATGAGTTTATATCATGGCTTGTGTGAATGAAATAAAACTAAGCAAAGAAAAATGACTTTAAGATACTTCCTTTACCAATTGAAGAATAGATAACTTAGAATAAACAATAGATATGAATAGAAAAGAAACAGAGGCATTGCTTGCCGAGAAGAGAAAACAAATTTTAGCGTTACAGCAAGAGATGGGACGTATCTGCGAGACATTTCTTGCTGAGAATAAACCCTTTGAAGTGGGTACTCTTTGCGAGTATAATGGTCGTCAGTTTCGTATTGCTGGCTATAATTACTACTTTGAGCCTAATGTTCTTATTAACCCGATGAAGCAGAACGGGAAGCCTTCCCGCCTTGTGCGTTACCTCAGAGGTGTTGATTGGGACGACTTGAAAGAGAAGTTGACTGTGATAGGCTTCGCAGAGGATTAGACAGATATTGTTACATAAGAATAGACGAATATGAATAGTAAGATTACGCCTGTCTGTATGGCTGAAGAGTACTGGGCAAATAGTCAGTTGTCTGTTGTAAGACATTTTGGTGAGATGAATTTCAATGGACATCATTATATCATCGTAAACAAAGAGGGTATTAGTGTCCTTGAATTGTCCGACCCAAAGAGCAAGCATTACGCAAAGGATGGTATGGCTATCCCAGCAGGCGAGCCGTGTGACTTGATCCTTGCCGACTTTCAACCCTATTACCGTTCCTTAGGTCGTGATGCCTTCCTTGAGGTCTTGAAAGAGAAGCCTTCTACGGATCTAAAGACCTTGAAGCGTATCTATAAAGAAAAGATTCGTAAATAAACTATGCGAGCAACAGAACGAAACTATAAGCAAGCTGCCCTTGCAGTCTTACTGACCTTAAAGAGAGAGTATGACGCTTGTGCTACGCTTGAGGATGTGATAAATGAAATTGAAACAGAACTATTAGGTTAGGAATTAGCAATGGAGAAACAAGAATTTGATAAACTGAATACTGAGTATGTTGAGCACATGAATACTATGGATGCCTTGTGTGAACGTACGGGAAGGAAGTATTTATATATGGATAACTTCTCTATACTTCGCTTTGGGAAAGCCAATATGGTAGAAATATCTGAACTGCTCTTGTTTAATATGTTACGACAAGAAAGTGTGTTTGAGTTGTTTCGCAAATGTGTTGAGTCTGCTGCAAAGGTAAAGAAAGAGAACCCTGCTTGGCTCCAGGAACTGATAGAGAAGGACAATGAAGTTCAGACACAATATGTTGTAGATAGTTTGTTGAAATCTAACGGGATGAAACGAGAAGGGCAGTAAGTCGGCACAGATTGCTATGATAACTCATAAAAGGGTGACATAGCAAGGCAAAGCGGGTTACTATAGTAACTCTAAGCGTCTTGCTATACTAACCCGAAGTGACTTGCTATAGCAACTGAAAACGCTGAAAATTTTGTCCCTATGTATGTTTGTAAATGAACTATCTTTGTGATGATAATTCTAATGTTCAACCTTAAAAAGAATGTATATTATGGCAAGAGTCAAATATACCGTAAGGGAAAACAAAAAGTTAGGTAAGCATAGTTTCTATGCTGTTCCTATTCCTAACGACACTCTGACCTTTGCAGAGCTTTGTCGTGAGGCGTGTGATAACACCTCTATCGAGCCTTCTATTATGCAGGCGGCAGTGACTGACTTTATGAAAGTCGTTCAGCGCAATGTGCTGAAAGGTTTCCGTTGCAATTTAGGAGACAAGTTCTTAACAGTCTATCCTAACCTTCAGTGTTCGGTAAAAGACACCGACAAGGTTACGGCTACGGCTAAGATGGTCAACGCTGCCAATGGCAGAAGCCGTTTAGGTTGCACGGTGAGCATCAAGTTCAGTCAGCAGTTTGCCGCAGAGGTGAGCTGGCAGAAGGTGGACGACCGTGGCGTTGCTATCGAGGAAGACAACATAGTCGAGGAGGGCAAGGAACATCATCCGGGCGGTAAGCCTGGTGGTAGTGGTGCGGGAGTTAATCCGCCTTTGCCTGGAGGAACGGTAGAGGGATAATAGCTGGCATTTCTTTTATAGTTTTATAGTTATTATAATCTTCGTTAAGGTCGGTCTGCGTAAGATTCTTTATCTTGCATACTGAAACTTGCCTAAGCGGACTGACCTTTTTCTTTTTCGCCCGTGCGACTGCCACGCGGATAGGCAGAGGAAATAAGGCTATGATTGCCGAAAGCTGAGGACAAAGTGCGGTTCGACTCCGTACACGGGCACAAGTAGTAATTGAGAAAGTAAAGGAAAGTATGAGTAAAGTCGTGAGAATAATCGGACGTGGATTTATGATGGCATTCGTAACTATCTATATCGTGGTTGCTTATGTTCTGTATGTGCCATACGCTTTTTTTCGTGCACTGGCAGATTTAGACGAGTTTGGTGATTTCGTGAGAGATACGACAACTTTGCTTTTAACACCATTGAAGGTATTCTTTAAGATGCGTTCAAAATCACGAAGAGAAAAGCTATGAGCAAGGCAAATACTTACATACAACGTGCGGCAGACTTCCTGCGCACTATAGACAACGATAGCGATACACAGGCAGACCTGCGTAAGAAACAAGAGCTTCGTTGGCACGACCTTCAGGTACTTCGTAGATATGAAGCCTATCGACGTGGATCAGGTTCAATTGAAGATTGTCCGCCTCCGAAGGTTGTTACTGCCTCAATTGAAAGGGCTATCAGAGAACTGAAAAGTCATTTTTAAGAGTAGTTGCCCTATCGTTACATAAGCACTCTTATGATAAATAAACCCTAAACCATATATAAACAAATGAGTAAAAAAAACAAAGCAAAAGAGACTTCTCCAACTGCTGCCCCACAGAAGAAGGTAGACAGCAGAGTAGAACACCCAAGTTACTATAACGCTCACCCATCAGGTGTAGAGTGCATTGCCATTGTTCGACATTATAACTTCAATGTTGGCAACGTAATTAAGTACCTTTGGCGACATGGCTTAAAGCGTGAAGAAGGTATGAACAATAAGGCAAAAGCACTGGAGGACTTGCGTAAGGCACGTTTCTATCTTGATGATGAGATTAAGAGATTGGAGCGTGAAGCAGTTAAGGAAGACAGAGAACTTTGTCGTAAACATATTCAAAGTTATGTCATCCCGTTCAGTGATATTGTTTCTGCTTCTCGTATTCTTCGTGAACTTCTCAATACTGAGGGTAAGGCTGAAAGCAAGAAAGGAGGCCGCTAATGTCAGCACAGAAGAAGAAAGTTAACTCTCGTGAGATAGCAAAGACCTTTATGAGTCCGACTGTTCACGCCTTTACGCTTGACAATCTTAAAGGTGAAGAGTATGGTGATGTGCTTGATATGCTCTTCCACGAAAAAGAATGGACAGAACGTATCGAAAAACGCAACCGCCTCTATCATGGTATAGATCGTATGCCAGAGCAGAACCGTCCGGCTGCTATTCGTGCCTTGAAAGATGCTGATACTTGGCTGGGCAATCGTTTGTTGCAGACGTTGGTGATGAAGTCGGTTCATGTAGGGACGATAGAACATAAGCCATTGAAGGAGTATTACGCTGAACTGCCTAAGGACAAGGAATCAATGGCAAAGCAAGATAAAATCTCCTTCCTCTTGAACGCTACCGTCTTTCTATGCGATATTATCGAAAGTAAGATTAAGGACGTAAACACCTTGCTCCGTGAGTTGTTCAACGATGACTCTATGGGCTTTGAACAGATGGTCGGTGTGCTGATAGCCCTTAAGCAGATGAGTGATTTCTTTGAAGCTACGCGTGATAAAGCTTCAACAGCAGAGAAGGAAATCTTTGCCGACTATGCAGAAAGTATAGAGAAGTATATGGACGGCCGTATGAAGACTTATCTCGAACGTATTAAGAAGATACGCTTGGAGAATAGTAAGAAGTAAGGACTATGGCGAATATCTATCTACAAGTGCAGTCTTACGTAGCGGCTTATTACCGCAATCGTGATGATAATAACGTTTTAGGAGTGAACGACCCTGTTAAGTTCTGCTCTTTCTCGCAAGAGCAATTCGTTCTGCAATCCTCCTTGGTACCGCTCAGCGCACAGTTGCAAGCGCACTCGAGATGCTATTCAGCAAGCGTGTGGAACACAATGCTTACAGGTAAGTCGCCTATTACGGGCAACTTACTTGTTAAGCGCGACCGCCACGATTGGCTTACCTACAGCGAGGTTTGTACTATGATGAGTACACGCTACTTGCCGCAGAAGGATAATTGTGATTACCTTTGTATTGCTATCCCTGACACGGTAATGATAGGCAATACACAGCACAGGACGACAGCACTCTTTGCGCTTGATCATACGGCCTCCTTCCAGTTGCAACGTCTACTTCATGACGAATTTGTACGCGCTTTGCTTACTTGGTATCAGTCGGATTTAGAGTTTTGTGCTGAGAAAGGTATATCACGCTCACGCATTGAGATGCTTGAACGCTTCATGCTTCACTATGACATCCCTGTCGGACCGTCTAAGATAGAGCGTGATAGTTTGCGTAGATTGCTGAACCGTTGGCTATCCCAGTCGTTGTCGCCTTC